AAAGCCGAATAATTTAATTGCCATTAATCTTTCATCCTATAGATAAAAGTAGGGAGAATCCCCTACTCTTAGATCACGCCATCTGCTACTGATTCCCACCACTGGTAGGTCAGAGTGACAGAGAATTCTTCAATTGCATCATTTGAACCCCAATCAACATCGATTGGAGTCAAGTCTGTTGGGAACATTCCAACAAAATTATATTGCTTGATTGTATTGCCTGCTTTGCCAAATTGTAAAACTTGACCATCTACTGAATAACCTATCGGTGTACCAGCAACGGGATTACGAACGTTTAGGTTGTGACTGTTAATACCATTCATCCAACGTTCAAATGCATTGCGTACTATAAAATCTTCATCATTGATAATTGTGATTGTCCAATCAGCAAATGAACGATTACCCACAAACTTCAATTCACGGCCAAAGTATTGCATAGGCACAACGCCCAGAGTTGAACCTGGAAGTTGTGCTGTCTTACACATGAACGTTAATTTAGTCTGTGCGTTTCCTGGTAGTGAGAACACAGGAAACGGCATAGTTACCTCAAACAGATTTGGGCGGGCACCGTCACCTTGTAACTGTGAACGGAATTGATTTACATTAAATGCCATTTATTTTCTCCTGTCTCTCTCTATTTAGAACTGACCTACAACTTCATTGAACGATACGCCTGTACGAACGGCGACAAAGTTCAACTGAATGAAGTTGATTGATCGTGCTGGTTTGATATAAATGTCACCAATAAACTGATTCGAATCAATAACTTGTGAGGTGTTGTTTGTAACATCACATACAACACGGAAGTCAGTGATACCACGACGACCTTGAACATCACGCAAGAACGGTTCTACGAGTGCAACGAATTGGGCACGGGTAAACTGATCATTAAATTCAAACATTGAGAAACGTGCGGCACGTGCAATCGCTTTTTCAAGTACAATGAACAGACGGCGAACATTGATACGATCAAATGCACTTGGTTTTGCCAACATTGTTTTATCGCCAAACAGAACTGTACCTTCACCTGGGAATGAAACAACTGGATTAACACCTGCTGAATACAATGTATCACGGTCAGTCTTAGTTGGATTCCATGCAAGTTTAACTACGTTTTTAATTATACCACGATTCAAACCACCTGGTGAGAACCAAGGATCACGTTCGGTATCTGTACGGGCGCACAAACCAGCAATGTCACCGTTTAGAGGAATCCAACGATAGAGGTCAGCATATTTGTCATACTGATATTTGTAACCAGAATCGATTACTGCATACGAAGAAGAAGTCAGACCGTTACGGAAAGCAACTACTGCTGCCGCCTCACTACCTGGATTATTAACAACGTTTGCTGCAGGTGGCGAAATAAATGCCACACAATCTTTACGAGTTTCTGCAATATTGCTGATAACATAAGTGGCAATTGTTGAGTTGCCTGTGCCAGTTACTAACAACGATACATCAATTGCCTCAGAATTCTTAAATTGGTCCCAACCAGTTGTTGTGTTTGCAACAGATGTTGTGCCATCAGAACCACCAGAGAATGAGAATGTAGTTGGAGCAGTTAATGTTTTAAATAGAGATACGTTTGCTGTTGAACCCCATGCAGTACCTGAACCTAAGTTTGCGGTAGCAGGATGTGCTAACCAATGTACCCATTGTGATTGTGCTGCAATTACATTCTTATAGTAATTTGAATTACCTGAATCATCTTTTGCATCAGATGCTTTGGAAACAAATGGATACTTTTCTAGAACTGTGCCTGCTGTACCAGAAATTGCTCCATTTGCATCAACAACAACGATATGGATTTCATCGTTTGAAGTTAATCCACTCTTATTGAAAACGTAAGAAGATGTGTTTGGTGTTGCTGTAAATTGGGACGCATATGCCCATCCAGCATATGAACCTCCATCTGCTACAGAAATTTTTAACGAGTTGCCTAATGCGCCAGGATAACGAGCGGCCCAGCCATTGTTTGTACCAACGGCATTACTTTGTTGATTTGCTGTCCACTCATCCAGATTTTTAATTAAAACACCAACACCAGTATTTGCTGTGGCGTTATTAGCACCACCTGCTGCTGTGTTTATTGAACGAACTACTTTTAAATTGTTTCCGTATGCTAGAAAATTTGCTGCTGAGAACCAATATTCATAATTTGTTGAGTCTGGTTTACCAAATCTAGTTACTAGACTAACTTCGTCTGGTATAGTGATAACTTCACTTGCTGGTCCCCAAGCAAAAGGTCCTACAAATGCTCCTGTAGAAGTGGCAACGGAAGGTATAACTGTGGTCAGATCGATTTCTGATACAAGTACACCCGGTGATAATTGAAATGCCATTGGATTTCTCCTTTAATTGTTGGGTCAATTGTCTTTGATAGTCTATTTAGTTTTTTACAACCTTGACATTGGATAACCACGCTTCTCTGCGAAGTGCCAACGGTCCTCACCATCATCCTCAACTTCTTCCTGGAGACCATTTTCTATGAATCCAAACGGAGTCATGGTCTCATCAATTAACATGTTTTGTTCATCCAGCATCATCTTACGAATGTCAATATTGGTAGAGTCTTTAAAGAATGACTGTGCTGTCAACCAAGAAAACAGTACCAATCCCATCACAATATCATCGTTACTACCTTCTTCTGCTGCATATGAATCTCTTACTCTGACAAAGGTATTCATCTCATTGATTGTATCAAAGTCATTAATGATCAACTTATCATTCTCTACCAGAGTCTTTAAGTTGGCACAACCAATCTTCTTGACTGACTTAGTTGTCTTAATACCAAACGATGTTGACCGTTTAAATCCTGATGAGATGGACTGACCTTTGATATGATGCTGCTCTGTCTTATAAATGTTCTCATATTCTAGGTCATAGTGGAGAATGTCTACGACCTGCTGACCAATATTGTTTGTTTCTACCAGTACAAATGCTTCATTGTATCGTTTGGCAATTGAGTAAATGACTGTCGGAAAGAACAATAATGGTAGTTTATTGTTTCGGTATCGTGCAACTTGTTTGTATGGTGCTTGTGTGGCATCAAGGACATTAATGGTAGAATAATCCATGTTCACACCTTCCGAACAGTCTACCGTAGCAATGTATAGATGACCAGGTATTGGTTGTTCATAGATGTTAAAGTTCTCTTCCATCGCAATCGGATCATGAAATGCCAACGACCTCAGTTTACTTCCTGATATCAGTGTAGCATTAGAACCAATAAACTCTGTTTCAAATTCTTGTCTAAACTGCTCTTCAGAAGTGTTCCGTATCGTCTCTTCTTTCCATATTAAATCACGTCCTGGAACTTGTGACCAGTGAACTTCAAGTGTCTTATATGTCGAACGTTTTTCAATTGCATCTGTCCACATCTTGTAGAACAGATTCAATCCATTAGGAGTTGAAACAATAATTACTTTAGATGTTTGTCCAGATGAGATAACAGGATACGTTGATGTGAAAAACTCAACTGCCATGTTATGTGGAACGAACGCAAACTCATCAAGAAAAATTAAGTTGTATGTACCACCACGGACACCTGCTGCTGATGTGGCATACGCAAATATCTTAGAACCATTTTCTAACTCTAACGAACCTTTGTTCCATGTCATGATGCCTTGTTGCAACCACTGTGGCAAGTATTCATATGCTTTCTGAATACGACTTAGAATATCACGTGCCAACTGACCTTTGTTGGCAAGAATACCGATTGTGTATTCTTCATTAAAGATTGCTGCCCAAAGCATATAACCAACGGTTGTGGTTGTCTTACCAACCTGTCGTGGCATCTTTGCAATGGTAAATCTATTCTCATGAAAGGTACGTACCATGTCCTCTTGAAAATCCCACATATCGAACGTGATAAGACCACGGTCAACGTTTACAATCTTAACATAAGTTTTGATAAAGTATACAGGATCATCTGCACACTTTGCGATTTCTAATACTTGTTCTTCAGTATAGGATAGTTCAGTGCCTATTCTTTTTAGGCGAGCATTACCAAGGTATCCGTCATCCATTTTATTTAATGATGCTTCTCAACATCCATCCATGTTTTTGATGTGCATCCAAAATGTCTTGTAAAAAATTACCTACAGCAGGTTCATTAGCACCATCGGCAGCAACAATACCAGCACGAAGATGCATTATGAAACGATCATTATCCGCAGCAAGGTCACGCATCATTGTAATACCATCTGGTATGTTTGTTGCTTCTTGTAGGTCTGCAAGTTCAAGCATTCGAGCAAGTGAACCTGGCGCATACGAATTCAATGCACGAAGGTGTTCTGCAATAGGGTCTATCTGTGCAAATAAAGAAGTATAAAGATTATTCAAGAAATCATGGTATTGTGGGAAGTTTGGTCCTTCAACGTTCCAATGATATCCATGTGCCTTTAAATACAAAGCAAAGTTTGTACCTAAAATTGTTTTGAGTTGTTCAATTAAAGTTTCCATTACGTTTCCTGTTTTTGATTTTTAAGCATCTTTACCAGTTGTGCGGTAGAACCAACGAACACTGCTTTATCTATGTTCAGATTATTTTGTGCTTCCGCTTTTGGTGCTAAATCTTTTTTGCGTTTCTGTATCTCAAGCAAGTCTTTGTTCATGTCTGCTAAGTTCTTCATCAGACCAGACAACACTTCAAATGCTCTTGGATGCTGACCATCTCTTGCTATGAGCATCAATTCATTTACCGCTTGATTACCTTGAGTTACCAGTTCTCGAATGTTATCTCTAGCAAACTCTGCATCAGCATTTACTGGATCTGCATAATCTACCACAGCAGGTAAGGTTTCTACTTTTGGTTCTTCTTTGATGGGTTCAACATCAAATAACTCAGAGAGGTTTGCGTTTAGTTTTTTCATAATGTAATGTTGGGGAATTCTTTTATTGTTTCGATGAATCCAAATTCATCGCCCATTAATGCGGTATTTGGATTGGTTCTAGTCTGTATTTGTACAACATTAAGGGTATTAATGTCCGTTATGGTAACATTAAATGCTGCACCAGTATAATCTCCAGTAAGTCTATCGCCAACTTTAATGGACATATTGCCACCAGTTACAACCAATATGCCACTTGAAGTGTTACTGAAATAATCCACTGTTCCAAAGAATTCTGAATTGTTGGCACGAAGAGTTTCGCCTTGTGCAAACACACCATTACCATTTGCATAGTCCACATAAACTTTTTGTATATCTTTAGTGGTAAGATCAATCATTGAATTTGTATTTGCAGACTTGATATACTTACCAGAGTGAACTGGTGGCCATATGTAACTCTTAGCAGTGAATGTTAAGTCCCAAAGAATCAATCGTGTTGAACCTTCGTTCAATGCACCCTCATACTCTACCGTTGATGCTACTGAATCTAATATAATAGGCACATTATATTTTTGGTCCATCTCAGGAATAAAGTCTACGGTAACGTTGAAGTCTGGTGTAAAGAATGGTAGAATCTGTTCTAGAATTTGTGTACCATCTTCTGTGTTGCGAACATAAATCGATAATGAAAACTGAAAGTTATATGGTATAGGAACAAACTGTGTGCTTACCGTAGTGTTGTCACTACTCTTAGCAAAGTTCATCAGAGTTGAAATTTGCTTACGTTGAACATCGTATTCCAGACTGTCAAGATTAAATGACATGCGTGGAACAACAGTATTAATTGACTTGATCAGATTAGGATCGGAAGTAATTGCTGTTAGAAAACGTTCTTTAGGTGAATATGTAAGTGGTACTTTCCATTTTTCTTTTGGTACACCTGCTTGTGTATATCGTACAATCTCTAAGTCATTAAATAGTGTACCAAATACAACTACCATCTTTCGAATGGTGCGATGATAGAACTGAGCATTACCTAACATTACGGTTCTCCAAACGGATTTTGTTCCGTAAAGTCAATGATGCCATCTGAACCTGTTTCAATACGAGCATTGTCAAAGATGTCCTCAAATGCACTATTCATTAAAGCGGTATCAGAAATAACATTGATTGTCCATTGTGCGTTGCTTGTATTGCCTTTGACTATACCTGTAGTAAAATTACCTTGAACACGATATACATCAATATATTGACCAGACACATAGTCATGGACAATTGCCTGAGCATTTGCTGTTGCTAAACTTGTACCTTGATACACAATTTCATCGTTTACATAATTACGTATACCGCCAGAAGAGAAGAACAGTCTTGTTTTTGGATAGTAATCAACAATTTGTTCGTCAATCATTTTCAAACCAGTTTCAATAATCTCATTAGAGAATACAAACTGTTTCATCTTCAATGCATACACATACACATTACCACCACGACCACGACCTAATGTGTAAAACATGGTCTGTTGATCTTCATGTTCAACAAATGTAATCTCAAAGAAGTTATTCAGTAATGGTACAAATATTAAATCGCCCTCACGTGGACGAGTGTAACCATTTACAGCATAACGGAATCGTAGGCGTGATACCAACAGAGTTACTTCATCACGAATTTCTAAACCAAATTTAGAAATAAAATCTTGTTCACCATCCATACCTGAAACATTCTCTAGGTACATTTCAATCGGATGAGCGGTGCGGTATTCTTTGAGTGTATCTTCACCATATAGATAATCTACTTGATCACGTGTGGTACGTGGTAGATAGTAAACATCCATACCATATATTTTCAATGCCTCAATAACCAAGTCCTCAACGAGCAGTTGCTCGGAAGTTATCTGATTTGCAGGAAAGTTATTAAAATAAAAATTGGTGGCGATTTTAGGTACCTACCCAGTCAGAATTTCAGACGGCAATGAACCCATCATGTAGATTTCTTCTTCCATTTTTTCAATTTCTTGGATTGCTTCATCGTAAATTACTTGACCGTTTAGTGTGACACCACCAGGCATTTGAATACCAGCAAACTTTTTTAGATTGGAACCCCACTGACGTTTAATCAATGCTGTAGCATACTTCTTTAGAAACCTATCATTCCATACATCAGTAACACCTTCGAGTGTAGCGGTTGCATTTGTATAAGTCTGTGCTGGATTACCTTCCAACTCTAAAGACGTAGGACTTGAAATTTTTCTTACTTGTTTTTGTTGAGTGC